AGATATTTAATCTAATGTATGCACTTTATGGTAATAGAATGAATCGGGTACCGAACTGATAGCGATGTATATACTTTGGGCTGATTCAATTCGCAAAGTATGTATCATCGCACGGTCGAGTTAAACCGTTTACCGTGGGTAGTGTACATTACATTATACTATAATACACCTTATTTCTACTGGCTGATCACCTATATCTGATCAAACCTTATTTGTTGCATAAATTTCATATTTTCATGTTATATAAATAAATAATTAAAATAAATAAAAAATAGAAAATTTAAATAAAAATAAAAATAAAAATAATTTCTTAGTGTCGTATATATTTTATTGTTTAAGATACAACTCAATTTGAAATTGTAATTATTAAGTGAAAGATGAATATATGTTGTATGAAATATCTATTGATAATATGTCGAATAGTTTTATTAGCTCTCGTTAGATTCTCAAGGGGCTGCTTAGTGTTTATCACTAGCAGCTGGAGATGCGCGATCTAGAAACGTTTGTAGATATGTTTATCATAGACTTTTATACACTTATATTTGTTTAGTAGTGTAATTATAAGGACATAAATTTAGTGATTCTTGGCGGTGTCACTATTGGAGTCGAGGTCGAACACAATTAAATATTATATATATATATTTTATATTGATAGTCGGATAGGTTAAGGTAATATGACGAGGATACTGATCATATTGCCTGAAGGGCGTTTAACGCCTATGTTTGATCCTTATGGATCGTTTTAGTAGTTTTGTTAAGTTTCTTAATAAAAAACTTTTCACCCCCTTTTAAAATTAATGAAAATGAACTCTCAAAATAAAATAACGTATTTAGCCGCCACTAAAGAACTTGAAGTATTGGAAAGCGCTATGCTTTTCCGAAGAATTATTGATGAAGATAGGACGGATTCTCCTGGAGTGGAATTTTACAAAATTTCCGCTGAAAGAATTCAAAAGAAAATTGGAAAACTCAAAAGATTTTTCCGTCGAGGAGCTATTTTTGTAGCTCCACAAATCATCCCTATGGTTGATGCCTCCTCAGGAGAAGAACGCGAATTAGGACCACCTATAGCTTTAGCTATTTTTTGTGTTTCAATAACTCTCGTTACGATGTATCTCTTATTCTGTTGTTTAAAATCAGAAGAAGAGTATGAAGAGGAATATGTGTTGCAATCTGAAGAAGAATGGAAATATCCAATTCGTAAATACAAATGGATCCAAGAAAACTACAGAATTGCAAGAATTGAGGATTTGAGTAATGAACGCTTAAAGAAACAAATGCGTAAAAAAGTGAAAGAAGTAATTGAACTCAAAGAGGATTATAAAAAGCAATGTTTGGCTCATTGGTATAACCCATATGCTAATTGTAATGTGGATACTGATGATCCAGACTATTTTATTAAACTCTTTGAAGATTTTTTAATTCTTTTCACAGGACTAATACAAATTGAAGATTTTTCTTCCAAATCTAGGAAGAAGATTATGCGCGAAATTATAATATTTCTCAAATTGCGAACTGATAAATCTCTCACTAATGAAATTTTCCGTTTTTATGTGGATTTTATTGCTGAGAAATACCAGGAATGTTTTGAACGAAATTTGTTTAATTACAATCAACAATCTGATTTTCTAGATTTCTTGAATAAAGCTGAATCTGGTTTAAATAGATTCAAAGATCTTAAAAATTCAAAATTAATTAAGCAATTGCACAAATTTTACTTGTGTGTTATTTCAATACCATTGTTCGAGAAATTGCAAATCCCATTTGATAAATTAGGATATACTAAATTGGAAATGGCTGCTTTAAGAAAACAATATACTGGAATGTCCATTCCAGAAATTTTCATTGAAACAGCTATTTTTGTTTGCAAAACTGGTCATCAAATATACACTAGCAGAAGCTTACAACCAATCTATCACTCCAACAAATCATATATGGAATTTGCAAGTGAATGCGAAGCTCTGGAAGCCAAATCTAAATATCATTCGTGTCAATTATCTTATAAGGCTGAATTTGGTGAAGACTACAATGAGACTGATTTTGCTAATAGATTAGATGATGCTATAGAAAAGGCTGAAAGTATTTTTAAGTATTCACATTCTTTAACAAAATATGAAAAGGAAAAAGTTAAACATCAAATGTATAAATTAAAAGCTTTGCGCATGGATTTGTATACTACTAGAGCTTGTAGAGCTGGGAGACAATCTCCATTTTCTATGCTTTTTTATGGAGAATCAGGACATGCAAAATCAACTTTTCAAGATATGGTATATTACCATTTTTGTAAAAGAACTGGTTTAGATCCTGATGTCTCTAATAGACATGCTTTAAATCCTGCGACTAAACATTTTGATGGAATGACGAGAGGAACACACACAATATTGATTGATGATATGGCCGCTAAGAATCCAGATAGTGGAGAAGATGGGACCATAGATTCGGTCATTCAATTGATAAATAATGCTCCTTTTGTAGTTCCTATGGCTGCTTTAGAAGATAAAGGAAAGGTTCCATTTAGGGGCAAATTAGTATTAGCTTCCACCAATGTGGAGAATATTAATGCCTTCAAATATTATTGTCATCCTTCTGCTATTCAGCGTAGATTTCCTTTTATAGTTGTTCCTAAATTGAAAAAGGAATATTACGATGAGGAAACTAAAATGTTAAAACAGGACTCTATCACACCATTGGAAGCAAATCATTATCCAGATTATTGGAATATCACTGTTAAGCAAGTTATATGTAAATCAACTCAAGTTTTATATCAACCTGCAACTTTGAGAGTTATACATGAATTCACAGATATTAAGGATTTTCTTCTTTGGTTGAATGAAGCCATTGATAAGCATCAAGCTTCACAGGACAAAGTCACACACTGTCAAAAAATTATGGAGGAAACAAAATTATGTGATTGTTGTGGTTTGCCTGTAACTTTGTGTTTATCGGAAAAGCAATCTGCAACTGATGTAATTACACATAGCGTTTTTTATTTAAATGCACTTTGTTGGTTGCGTCTAAAACTATGTACTCTTATGTTTGCTTATGACTTCACTCGTTCTATCACTTCCAAATTGATTGGTGAATATTATATGTATACCATGTTATATGGTGAAGATATTTCATTTACCAAGTATGTTTGGGGGAAGATTGGATCAAAAGTGGAGTCGAAAGAGTTTCCTCTCACAAAGGTGATGGGAGGAATTTTAGCAATAGCTTTAACAGCTAGGACTTTATCGTCTATGAGCAAAACTCTTTCAGGCTTTATGTTTCAGGGAACGGTAGAATCCAAATTTGATTTAGATTCTGGTAATACTCCTGAACCTGAAATAAATGGTAGGGAAAATGTTTGGTATAAGAATGATTTTCCTTTAACTTCTTTTAGCACTGGGAAAGTTATAAATTCTACTAAAGGCTTAACTCGTGATCAATTTTCTAAAATTGTCGAAGGGAACATTATTCGTATTGGTGTTCACAACACAAGAAATGATAACATTATAGTTAAACGTTCCTCTGGGGTGTGCCTCCATGGAAACTATTACTTAGTCAATATGCATTCTTTCAGTGAAGTTAAAGAAAATTTTACTGTAGAATTGTTACAAGTTAATAGTGTGAATGGAGTTTCACCTAATATGAAAATTAATGTTCACGTGTCTCAATTACAACCTTTATATCATGATGTTGGTTTATTAAAAATTCCCAATATTCCACCAAAAAGAGACATTAGAAAATTCTTTTTGAAAGAAAATGTTGCTTGTAAATCAACAGGTTTCTATTTATGTAGAGATAATGTTGGTTCGAAATTCACATTGAATCTTAAAAAGATATGTTATCTTGAGAATGCTTCAGTCACTGATCTGATTGGTGTTAATGTGTGGAAAAGTTCGATTGTAGAGCGCTTACCACAAAATGGAGACTGTGGGAGTCTACTTGTTTTAGAAACTCCTCAGGGTTATATTTTGGGTGGTATCCACTTTGCAGGGAATGAACAGAATGGGAATGCTATAGCTATTTGTTTGAATCAGAAAATGTTTCCTGATGAAAAGGATTTGTACAGCGTCCAAGGTTCTACTCATGAATTTATTTCTTCTGAATCAGCACCTCGTGAGTTAGGTGATTTACACACTAAATCAATTGTGAGGTACTTGGAAGATGGATGTGCTGATGTTTATGGCTCTTTTGCTGGGTTTCAAGCTAAGATGAGGACAACAGTTGAAGATACTCCTATGAAGCCTTACTTAGAAAAGTTCGGATATAGTAAAAAGTATACTCAACCTGTTATGTCTGGCTGGGAACCCAAAAGGATAGCTGGAGCAAAAATGTTATTACCTGTGAATACTCTTGATGAGAATATTGTGCAGAAAGTTAAAGAAGGATATCTTCAAGATATTTTAAATTCTTTGAAAGATGATTCTTTAGATACTTTAATGCCTTATGATTTGTTCACAGCTATAAATGGAGCACCAGGAGTAGCTTTTGTTGATAAATTAAATAGAAATACTAGTGCGGGAGCACCATGGAGTAAATCTAAACGTAATTTTATGACAAAAATACCACCCCAGCACGGTCTTAATGAACCTGTTGAAATTCATGACGAGATTAAGAACCGAATGAAAGATATGTGTGAAAAATATTTGAATAACGAAAGATGTTATCCAAATTTTAAAGCACATTTTAAAGACGAACCAGTTTCATTTGAGAAAGCTAAACTCAAGAAAACTAGAGTGTTTACTGGAGCACCGATGGATTATACTTTGCTAATCAGAAAATATTTTCTTTCAGCAACGAAATTAATCCAAGAAAATCGCTTTGCTTTTGAGGCTGGCCCTGGAACAATAGCTCAATCCATAGAGTGGCAAGATATTTATGAGTATCTGACCAAATTTGGACAAAATCAAATTGTTGCAGGAGATTATGGTTCTTATGATAAGAGAATGCCTCCACAAGTTATGCTTGCTGCCTTTGATGTTTTGATTTCTTTGTGTGAATTATCTAATAATTATACAGAAGATGATCTAACTATCATGCGCGGTTTAGCTGTGGACACATGTTATCCAGTGATCGATTACTTTGGAGATTTAATCCAATTTTATGGTTCTAATCCCTCAGGTCATCCATTGACTGTTATTATTAATTCCATTGTAAATTCACTCTATATGCGGTATGTTTACTATAAGCTTAATGAAGCTAAGGAATGTACAACCTTTAGAGAAAATGTTAATTTATTTACATATGGTGATGATAATATTATGGGTGTGAGGAGAGAATGTAATTGGTTTAATCATACTTCCATTTCACAAGCTTTAGCTGAATTGGGTATTGAATACACTATGGCAGATAAACACACAAAAAGTATCCCTTATATTCATATTAAGGACGCTTCTTTTCTTAAGAGAAAATGGCGTCTTGATAAAGATGTAGGAGCTTATGTGTGTCCTTTGGAACATGATTCGATTGAAAAGATGTTGATAACATGGACAAGAAGTAAAAGTATTGTTTGGCAACAGCAAGCTATTGCTGTTTGTGCTTCGGCTAATATGGAATATTTCTTTTATGGTAAAGAAATATACGTAGAAAAGCAAATTTTACTTAAGAACATGTTAAAAGATCTTGATATTGAGAATTGGATTGAGGATAGTACTTTTCCTTCTTGGAAGGAATTGTACGATAGGTTTTGGGGTTACTCTTGTTAACCCTGTTTTACGTCGAAGCTGAACGACGTTAAATATTTAGCATGTTATATGTAGTTACTGTATATTAAATGAATTTGTAATGTGTTGTAAATTTAATATAAGTGTGGACATGTAATATTCTTTGCCAGGGCGCTCCCCAAAATCCTTATTTAGGGATGGATTAGGCTGAGATCCAAAACATGTTACTCGATGTATAGTTGTGAGTTTGTCTATATATTTAAAAATAAAACTTTCTGAAAACCAATTAAATAAAAATTCCGGTGCTGGAGGCGAGGCTGGTGTCTCCAACAACACGGGCGCTACCATGGGTGGCGCGCCACAGACTAGCTATCACACAGGTACAGATGAACAATTACAAGTCACTCTTCGTTTTAAAGATGAAAACGCAGGAGATCAGATTGTGTATAATCCTTTGATGGATGACACCTTTTCTAATGTGTATGTAAATTCTGTAGATATTGCAAAATTCTTAGAGAGACCTGTACTTATTCAAACGTACCAATGGGGTGAAGGAACATCATTGAATACAACTTTTGAACCTTGGAAAGACTTTTTTAACAATAGTTATATTAAGAACAAAATTGAGAATTACACTTATATTCAGTGTAATCTTAATATTAAGGTTGTTATCAATGCCTCACCCTTTTATTATGGAGCAGGACTTTTAGCTTATGAACCTTTACCACAGTATAAGCCTGCACCCATAACTACGACCCCTGCTGCGGATATTAGGACGATTGGACATTCCCAACGACCACATTTGTGGATTTATCCACAAACTAATCAGGGAGGTCATATGCTCTTACCTTTTATTAACAAAGAAGATTGGCTGGATTTAACAGCTGCTTCTTCTTTAGCTAATATGGGAAAGATGCAATTAATTTCTCCACACGATTTATTGAATGCTAATAGTGTATCAGGCCAAAACGTAAGTATACAAATTTACGCTTGGGCTCAGGATATCAAATTGTGTGGTCCTACTATCTCAGCTGCTATGCAGAGTGATGAGTATTCTACTCAAGGAATTATCTCAGAGCCTGCTAGTGCTGTTGCTGAAGCAGCATCGTTGTTGGAAAGTGTACCTATTATAGGTCCTTACGCAACAGCTACTTCAGTAATAGCAAATGCTGTTTCATCAGTTGCCTCATGGTTTGGATGGACAAATGTCCCAGTTATTGAAGATGTGAAACCTTTCAAGGACTTACCGTTCCACTCCATGGCTTCTGCTGAAATTGGTCAACCTGTAGAAAAACTTACTTTGGATCCAAAGAACGAAGTTTCTATAGATCCTAGAACGGTTGGCCTTACTGGTGATGATGAGCTGATTATTAAAGATTTAGTTACTAAGGAATCTTTCCTTGGTGTTTCCACTTGGGCATCTGCTAGTGTGTATAATACACAGTTGTTTGCAGCAAGAATTACACCTGAATATTATAGAGAAGAAACAATAACTAGTGTAACTCATCATCAGTCCACCCCCCTAGCTTGGTTATCCAAGATGTTTTCATACTGGAGGGGTGATGTTATTTTTAGATTCCGTTTTATTTGCTCTAAGTATCATAAGGGTAGAGTAATTTTCTCTTGGGATCCTGATGCTAATATCTCGAGTACTGCTGGTAGTGCAACCACTAATTACAGCAGAATTGTTGATATTTCTGAAGAACCTGATGTTGAAATTAGATGTAATTATATGCAAGCAACATCTTTCCTTAGAGTGCAAGAAGATAGAGCAAAGACGAATCTATCATTTGCTGCCGGAGCTGTGTCAAATCACGAAACAACATATACCAATGGTATTTTAACATGTAGAGTGTTTACCCAACAGACTTCTCCAGTAGCGAGTGCGGACATTAAGATTCTAGTTTCAGTGCGAGGTGCTGAAAATTTAGAATTTGCTGGTCCAAAAGAAATCTCCTATCAATTTAGTTTGTATCAACCACAAGCGGAAGAATACTATCTTGACAACCACTATTTCTTAAAGAGTGATTGTGTTAAGTGTGGTGAGACTAAAGTTGCGAAAGGAGTGTGCAAAAAGTGTAAAAACTTATTATCACGCATTAAGAATAAACTTATAGGATATTCAAAACAATCTGAGGAACTCACATATGGTGCTCCTCCTGAGGTTGCTTTAACAGGTCCTGGAACAGGCGTTGATGATAAAAATATACACTTAGTGTACATGGGAGAGACTATTAAATCTCTCCGACAAATATTGAGAAGAACCTCTTTATCTAGAGTTTCAGCTTTTGCCAGTAATACAACTGATAGATTTGTTACTCTAGATTGCAGAAGATCAAGATTCCCTCTGTACTATGGTTATGAACTCACTAATGGAGTTGACACAGCAAATGAACTCATAGGTGGAGCTACTGATAAGTTTAATTATGTAACTCAACACCCTTTGAATTGGGTTCGTATGTGTTTCCTCGGCAATAGAGGTTCTGTACGATGGATGTATAACTTTGAAGGTAAGAATGAAATTTCCAACTTCAGAGCTAAACGTATACAGGTTTCTCGAGCTGCTTCAGATTATGATGCTGTTGATGTTGCAGGTACTGGGCTATCACGCGACCAATTAGTGCGTCAAATGACCACTTTACAATTGGATAGTGGAGCTTCAGGCCAAAGTGTGACTAATCAACGAACTCAAACTGGTTTAGCAGTAGAGTATCCGATGTATTCCAGATTTCGTATGTTGTCCAATAGTGCAACAGAGAATACAATAGGTTTTACAAACGATGAATCTGACATTGATACAACTATCATTTCTGCAAACATTGCGCCACTAACAGATACTACTGGTAGTAACCCAATTAATACTTTGTTATATAGCTATTGTAGTGCAGGTACAGATTTCACTTGTTTGTATTTTCTCAATGTTCCTACGCTGTTTCATTACAGTGTGGTTCCAACTGCACCTTAAGTGTAGTTGGGTATATGGGAGCTGGGCCCCATCTTTTGTATAGATATGTCCAGTGTAGTAACGGCATTTGCCGTTTGTATGTAAAAAGTTACATGACGTAGCCGTGTAATTTCTCCTTATGGAGTTTCTAAAACTTGCCAATGGTAAGGGATCTACTTTAAATAGTACAATTAACTTAGAGTTTTTTGTGGTCCCTTCCAGGGGCCCAACCGCAAGGTTTTCTCTAAGTATTAGTTGCGATCTTTTACCATTTGC